TACCATAGATCTGCAGCGGCTGAACGACGAGCTGGCCACTATCCCTGTCCCAGGAAAGCAGCTTGGCGAACGCATAGTCCGTCATGCTGTTTTCGCGACAGATCGTCAGATACGGTGACGGCGCGAACAGCTGACGCTCGGCCGCGTCGGGAATTGCAAACGTCTGCGACGTAGCAAGGTCGAGGGTCACCGTTGAGCCGGAGTGAGCGAGCAGAAAGCCCTGCTCGGAAACCAGCGCAATCTTGTCGAGAGCCGGCGCGAGAACGAGGTCGAGGCGGTTGAGAGCCAATCCCTCAACGTACGTCGTCAACCCGCCGATGGCGTCGAGTCCATCCTCGTTATAGGAGACTCGACGATCGATATCCTCGAAACGCCGGTTCCAATATTCGGGATCGCCGAGGTTGTCCCTCGGCTTCACCCGGTAGACCGAGTCGTACCGGCGCGCCATGGCTTAGACCTCTTCGTAGCTGGAAACCGCGTCGCCGTAGCCGGCGATCAATTCGCCCTTGACGATCACGTCGTGCGTTCCGGGTCGCGCCCAGATCTTGGGTGCGATTTCGACCGCCCGAGCGAGCGTCAGTCGATAGCTCTTCGCCGGATCGATAGCGGGAGCCGCCGGAGCGGCTCCGTTCTCGTTTTTTGCCATGAGGTGATTTCCTTACTTGGTGTAGAAGGTCCGCTCGGCGACGTGGTACGTGACCTGCGGAGAGTTCGTCGTTCCGGTTTGCTGGATCGTGAACTGCGTCGTGCCGGCCGGAAGACTGAACGTGTAGGTCTTCTGGTAGCGCTTCGCGGTCGCATCCTTCAGTTCGGTGACCGTCGTTGCCGGGTTGTAATCCGTCGAGCCGACTCGAACCGTGATGCCGTAGGTGTGCGGCGTCGGATCGAACATTTCGAGCAGGTTCACGAACGTCACGTTATTGGCGACGTTGGCCAACGCAGGCACGTTCATCGTCGTCGAGACGTGCTTGAAAGCCGTCTTCGGCCGCGAGACCGTCACGCGAGAGCCGGTCAGATGCAGGATCGGCATCATGTCGGTCGTACCGATGAAGCGAGCCCTGAACTGAGCCAGCGGCGGGGCAACTGCGAGCACGCCCGCGTTGTCCTTGATCAGCGGCTGCCATTCTCCGGTGCCGTTCGGACGCATCTCGTAGACGAGTTCGCACGAGCCCGGCACCCACTGTTCGGTCAGGATGTCGATATCGCGGAAGCCGCCGTCCAGATTGATCGGAGCGAACTCGATCGCAACCTGGGACGAAGCGAACTGAGCGCCGTAGACCTGGATCATCATGTCCTTGGTCAGGTCGCCCATGTAGTAGATGCCGTCCGTCGAGTAGAAGAACGTGCCGTCCAGGTAAGACTGACCCGAGGTCATGCCGACCTGGTGGTTCGCGTTCGAGATGAACACGAAGGCGTACCGCTTGCCCTTCGCCAGAGCCGTCGGCTGGATCGGACACTTGTTCCAACCCGTGACGATGTTCGCATGCGCGTAGGTCGTCTTCAGAGCGACCCTGGTGAGGTCGGGCTGACCGGCAATCACCTCGCAGAGAGCGATGTGGATGTCTTCGTTGGCCGCCTTCTGCGTGATGTAGAAGCCGAGCTGCGTGGCGATCATGTCGTTCGAGACCAGGAAGGTCTGAGCAATCTGAGCACCCGTGATGGCGAGGTCGGTCGTGACCTCGTACATGAACGGCTCTTGCCACATGTCGAGCCAGTAGTAATCCGTGCGCGACCATGCGTAGGGGTGATCCCAGGTCGCGCCGTTCGACTGAACGGTGGTGAACTGGGTCGTGTGGAAGTCGTACAGGTTGGTCGCGGGGACGGCTTCACCGGGCGTGCCGTAGCTGTTGCCGTTGGTGCAGACCGTGTAGCTGCCGCCGTACCGGATGCGCGAGCGGGACATGTATCCCAGCTTCATCGAATGCACCTGGTAGCCGTACTGAGCGATGCCGAGCGACTCGGTGTAGGAGCCGGTCTGGATCTTCAGCACGCTGTTGTACTTCGGCATCAGATAGCCGCCGGCCAGAGCCGCGTTCGGGTCGTTCGCCGAGAACAGCGAAATCTCGAACTGGTTCTTGTTGGCGTCGTTGAAGCGAATGCCTTCCTGGACCTTCGCGTCGTATCCGAGCAGCTTGGTGTTGTTGTAGTCGGACTTGTTGTCCAGCAGGAAGAAGTCGGCGTCGAAGCCGGATGCATCTTCCGGATAGCGAAGGCTTTCCTTCACTCGCGCCAGATCAAGGTAGACCCGGGAAAGGTCAGACTGGCTGCTCAGGCCGGTGATGCGGTTGGCGAGGTCGGCCAGATCGGAAGCCAGCGAGGTGACGCGCGGCTCGATGATGGCACGGAAGGCTTCGAGCAGATCGGTGCGGATGTCCAGGGCGTCGGTCGAGACGACCGCGTTCTGATCCAGCATCTCGATCGAAACGATCTGCGTGGTGTCGAGGACGACGTTGGCGATCGCCACATGGGTGGCGGGCACCGCGGGCGGCACCGGATCGGCAGCCTCTGCGCCGGCCGTGAACACGATCTGGGCGTCGCGGGAGCGCGTCATCGCGACTGCGCGCGGCTCCACAGTCCCGGTGTCGACATCCGTCAGATAGTCACGGGTCTCGACGTCGGTCTCCACTTCCTGGCCGAAGGCCGAGATGGTGATGATACGCTTGGCCGCGGCAGCCACGTAGGTTGCCAGAGACTGGGTCAGGACGGTGCGCCGACCGTAGACGGCGCCGGCATCATAGACGCGACCTGCGCCAACGGTCACTTCGACCTGTCCGGTCTTGGTGATCATCATGCCGGAGTATTTGCGAACCTTGCTGACCGCGTCGGACACGATGTTGTCCATCGCGTTCTGCACGTAGTCCTGCAGATTGTTGTGGTCGGTCGCGACCTGCTCCTGATAGTCGCGGAAGATAACTGTGCGGTCCATTTAGGGCCTCTCGTTGCGCACGACGAAGCACGCCGTTCCCCGCGGAACAGCGCGCAATCGTGCGGCGGTTGAAAATCAGATGACGATGGGATCGCCCGCCCAGCGCGGGAGACCAGCGATGAACCCAGGCTTCGTGTTGGTGTCGAGCAGGATCTGATCGCTTAGACGCTTGGCGGAGATGACTGCTTGCCGGTTCTTGAGCATCAGCGTGCCGTCGTGAGGCGTGAAGAAGCGTGTCCTCGGGTTGGACGCCTCATTGAGGCGAGCCTTCCACTGCGGCCACTTCGTCTGCATCTGCACCTTCAGCTCGGCGGTGTGCGGCTTGACGCCGTATCTTCCGACACCCATGAACTGGACCGAAGGACGTTTCGACATCGCCGATCCATCGTTCACGGCGTAGCGCTCAAACAAGCGATAGCCAGACATCGATGGGATGAAGAACCGGCCGTGATTGACCCGATTGCTGTAAACGCCGTGCCCTTCGTGTCCGGACAAGGTGACCAGCTCGGGCTCAGAAGTCACAGCCTGAAGAGATGGCGAGATCGAATTGCGCCAGGGGCTAACCTGGGTCGGCTGGATAGTGACGACTCGCTTGTAAGCGGTCGATGGAACCGGAAACTTCTTCTTCAGGTTAAAGGGCCTGTTCGAGAAGGTCGAGTACGGCAGCTGCGTCTTGATGAAGAGTCGGAAATAACTCTGGAAGTTTTCGACCCTCGTATCGGTCTCGACGCCGTTGACAACCCAGCGAGCGCGACGCGCCAAGCGGGTGATGGCGTCGTTCGGCCCAGCGAAGTGCCCCTCGCGGAAGCTTGCGTAGCGGCTACCGCCAGAGAAGATGCGCCGGCCCTTTATCGATGTCTCGTATTGGCGCCAGACGCGAACTTGAGGAAGCCTGGACAGCCAGGCTTCGCGCTGCTCTCGCGTCAGCGACGGACCGGAGAACAGTGTGCTCGGCGGCGTCTGCGCCTTCAGCAGCTTGCTGTCGACCAACTCGATGTAGGTCTGGATACCCTCAAGGGTACCCTTCATCCGGTGATGCTTGATGGCATTCGCCACCACGCTGCGCCGCTTTGTGACCGGCCAGCTGGAGTCCCAGAGATCGACCGAAAGAGCCCATGCCAGATAAGGCAGCAGGTTCTCCGGGCATTCCCACGGGTTCCAGAGCAGACGGATCGGAATGTTCAGATCGAGCAGGCGATCGACCTGGGAAGCCAGCGTACGCTCGTATTCGGTAGCGTTCGGCGCCAGGATGTGATCCATCCGGCGCGTCGGATACGTCGCCATGTCTTACTCCACCCTGAGGGGAAGCGGCGTGATCTTGGCGCTCTCGATGTAGGCGCACTGACTGCTGTCGACCACGACGTTCTCGGCCGGCGAGATCAGTTCGACGGACTGGACGCCCTCTTGGTTGAGGGCGGAAATGATTGCGGACCGGGTCAGGTCTCGACCGATCAGCGACACGTTGGCACGCACCTTGTTGAGGGCGATGCCGATGTCGTTCATGACCAGGCCAGAGTCTGGACCGGGATACAGCGATACGTTCGCGACGATCTGCTGCTTGAGCACCTTGACCGGCACGACGCTGATCACGTCAGTGAGCGGCTTGATGCCCTTCGAATTGAGTCGGTCGCGGACCTTCAGGATGGTCGCAGTGGTCGGAACCGGGTTGGTGCCGTTGGCCATCACGCAGATCCTGACACGCCCCTTATCGTCGACCTTGACCGCGGTGGCGTCCCGGATGACCGCGGGATCAGCGGACAGTGCCTGGAAGATGTAGGCGCCTTCCGAGCCGGCGGTCGTGAAAGCCTCCGGCGCGAGCTGAGCGCGGCGCCGCAGACTATCGTCCGTCTCGCCGGTCGCTCGCTCGACACCGAAGAAGGCAGCGAGGTTGTCGAGGTCGGCGCCCTTGGCGAAGGCCAGCATGACTGCGCGGGCCGCAGCATTGACGCGGGCCCGCACGAGCATTTCGCCGTACGCCTCAGCGCCAAGGACGACGTTGGTGGGCGACTGCGTTAGAGTCAGCGCCGCCGCAAGCTTCGGGTTCTTCGCGAGAACCTCGTCTTTGTAGCGCTGGAACAGGTCCTCGTAGACGATCGTCTCGATGACGTCTGGAGGCGGCAACCGCGCGAAGTCGATGTACAGCGCGGGCGACGTGTAGTTGGGCATTTGACCCTCGCTAGATTGTTACTTTCGTCCGCTTCAGCGCGGCGTCCACGAGGTCGACGCCCTCGATCGTGATCGTGATCTCTCCTGATGCGTCGAATGCATCGACGGACACCCGAGTCACCTTGAACTCGGGCTCATAGGTGTTGATTGCGGCGATCGCAGCCATCATGCCGGCCATGAGGACTTCCTGGTTTCCAGGCTTGTCCTGCATGTCGATAAACTTCGATCCCCACCACAGCCGCATCAAGCGCGTACGCAGGCGGGTGGTGAGGATGACGTAGATGCTCTGCTTGATGCGTTCCCAGCCCTGGATCAGTTCGCCTGTGAAACGATCGATGTCGATCAGGTGCTCGGTGTTACTCTGCGTCGCCATCTTCGGCACCCGCGGCCTTCACGCGCTTGCCGCGCGCAGGCTTCGGCTCCACCTCGGTCACCTCAACGGTGAGTTCGGGGGCGACTTCGACCGGAGCGACGGGCTGCACGTCGGCGACTGCCGGCGCAGCGACCGGAGACTTGTCCGGATCGGTCAGCGCGTTACCGCGATACTTGGCCTCGGATGGAAAGAGCCAGATATCCTGGCCCACCGAAAGCAGGATGCCGTCTTTCCAAAAGGAAGCGGCAACGATGTACTTTTTCTTTTTCTGCATTGGTCTCTTTCGTTAGGCGATGTTGGCCCAGACGCGCTGGGATGGACCTGCCTCGGTCATGACCTTGAACTGAGCTTGCTCTTTCGGGCCATAGACCCCGAGGTTCACTCGCGATTGGCTGACGTTGACCCAGCGACCGTCGACACCGACAGCGCACTGAGTGGCGCCCTTGACCTCGACGTAGTCCTGCTGGATCGTGACCCGCGAAGCGTCCTTGCCCTGCGTGATGACGATCTCCTCGTCGGTCAGTTGGATGTTGGACTGGTCCTCGCCGTAAGTGACGTTGAGCTGGTCTTCCTTCCAGGTGACGACGGCCTTCTTGTCCTTGAACTGGATCTTGACCTGGTTCTCATCCATGAGAACGTCGGCCTTTGCCTTGTCCTCACCGAACCGGATGTGGACCTTGTTCTCGTCCTGCCTGAAGTATGACTTGTTCTTGCCGACCGTCTTGAGGATGAACTCCTTGGTCGACTTGATCTGCGTGACGCCGTCGTCGCCCTCTTCCGGAACTTCCGGGAGCTTCGGAGCCTGCTCTTTCTGCTGGCCGCCCATGCTTGCCGGGACGCCTGCGCCGCCGCCCGCTCCGCCGCCGATCATCTGGCCGGCCGCGCCCGTGAGCCCTGCTCCGGAGACCTGCTTCGCAATGCCGGCGATGTTGCCGAGCTGCGCCAGATCCGGAAGACCAGACATCTTCGCGAGGTTGCCGATGTTGGCGAGCTGCGTCAGGTTGCCGAGGTTGGCGAACTGAGACAGCTGCGAGAGGTTCGCGAGACTCGAGATGTCGAGGTTTGCGAGGTTGCCGAGACTGGCGAGCTGGCTGATGTTGCCGAGCGCTCCGAGATCGAGGCCTCCGAGGCCGCCGAGCATGCCGGAGAAGTCCATGCCGCTCATGCCGGCCAGCTGACCCATGCCGGCGAGATCACCGAGTCCGCCGATGTCGCCGAGGCCGCCGATGCCGCCCGACTTCTTCTTGGACTTGATGATGAGGTGATTGGTGTCCTTGGTCGAGTGCTGCCAGTGCTGCTGATCCTCTTTCTCGTGGATCAGGCCGACAGTCTCGTCCTGCTTGCCGTGGGGAGACGGCGTCTTTGGACCGTAGTGGAAGGGTTCGACGGTGGACAGTTCCGCCTGCCCGCCGACCGATCGCATCAGGGCTTCCTGACCGACCTTCGGTGGCACGGAGAACTTCATGGTGCCGTGAGAGAAGCTCTGCCACGGCTGCCAGTCGCTCTTGACGGTGCCCTCTCCGCCCATCGGATCGGCACTGGACTGAGACCCGCTCGGGGTCTGGTCCTGGCCGTCGTTCATTTTGACGTACCAGCGGTCCTTTTCGTACTTGACCTGTACGATCTTGCCGAGGCGCTCCTTGTTCTCGAACTTGCGTTCGAGGTCCTGCATGCGGCGCTCGATCGACAGAAGGGCCTTCATCGCTACTCCTCGACGGTGAAGTCCGTCGTTTCGTTGTTTTGGCGACCGGCCGCGTTGTGGACGTAGCCCCGCGTGTGCGAGGATCGCGGCACCTGGTCGATACGCTGCCCGGTAACGGGGTCGTAGAAGAACTCGCGGGCGAGCACGCGGTTGGTGCCGATCGTGAGATCGCTCTCCCATTCCACGACGCCGATCGACACGCCTTCACGGCGGAGGACTGGCTGGCTGATCCTGCGGAACTTGACCATGGTTGCCGGCGCCGCATTCGGGTCGCCGAATTTATTGAGGTTCGCCTTAAGGGCGATGCTTTCGACGAACTCCCAGGCACGAGCGTCGCCATCGAGGGCGGCGTACCTGTTCTCGTCGATGACGACGACCACGCATCGGAGGCGCGCGTTCAGCTCGCCAGTCACTTCGTGTTCGCCGGTCGTGCTCATGACCGCAACGCGGGCGGACGGTGTCTTGACCGTCCAGTCCGCGATGTCATGCTCATCGAAAAGGCCATCGTACCAGTCGACATCCATGTCGGGGTACATGTCCTTGATCGTGTCGATGATCCGCTGCCGGAAGTCGACGATCTTGCTCATCAGCCGCCTCCATGCGCGAGATGGTCACGGATCATCTTGGCGATCCGTCGTTTGTTTTCGTCAGAAAAGCCCATGAACGGGCGCGGCGGGATCTTCTTGCCCTTGATCATGCCCCGGGTGCGCTTGACGCCGTCCTGAAGGTAGGACGAGTAGGGCTCACCCTCCTTGTTGAGGGCTGTCGAGCTGAGCACGAAGCCGTCGTGGCTCACGTCCTCGATCTGGATGCCTCTGGCGAGTTCGCCGCTCTGGAACAGGATGCTGTCGTTGCCACCCTTGAGCTTGATCGTGACGTCGCGGAGTGCAGCCCAGCGCTCGCCTTCGGGGCTGGTCTTGCTGCGCACGATGCGATTGACCGTGGACCGCTTCATGTATTCGGCGGCTTGGGCGTAGACGCTCTCAAGATGAAGGGCGTCATTCAGCAGCTCGGACATGCGCTTGCTGAGCTTGCGCAGGTCGCTGGATTCGATCTTGACTTGGAGTTCGGCCATCAGGCCCTCCCACAGTCGAACGACCCTCCGGAGCGCTTGGCGTTCGGATTGGTCGTAGTGCTGGTGCCGTCACCGTTGTCGGTGGTCTCCGGCGGCAGGCCGAGGCCAACCTTGCCGGTTGAAATCTTCTCCAGCAGCGCGAGCGCGTCCTCGTAGCGAGTCCGCATTTCGGTCGTGCGGCTGGTCAGTCCGAGCGCCATCTTGTAGACGGCGATGTCGATCGCGCAGTTCTTCACCACGCCGGGCGTGGGGACGACCGGGATCGTGTACATCGCCGACAGGTAGGCGTCGCAAATCTCGTCGGCTCCCTGGAGCCCCTTTGCAACAACTTCGGGGTCCGGTGTGCCGTCTTTGTTGTAATCGGCTACGCGGACCAAGAGATCGGTGCCGTAAAGCTCGTCGATATCTTCCTTGCTCGCGTAGCCCATCACAGGTCCTTACTTCTTGGCCTTGCCGGCCTTCTTGGCATTCTTCTTGGCGTTGGCCTTGCCAGCGGTGCCGGCATCGCCCTGCGGCGCGCTCTCGTCGGCATCAGCTTCAGCATCGCCTTCGTCGGCTTCGCCATCGGCGTCGACGTCTTCGCCATCAACCTCAGCGGGCTGTTCGGCCTGCTCGACCGACTCCGACACGGGCGTTTCGGCCTGGGTCAGCTCGACCTCGTCAGCCTTCACTTCCGCCTCGGGCTCGTCCGCAGCAACGGACTTGGCCGGCGCTTCGCCATTGCCATGAAGGTTGGCGAAGCGAGCTGCCCTGATCTCTTCAGAGGTCAGCCGATGCGCGCGGTTCTTGCGGTACGCAGCCGCCTCGCGGGCACGAAAGCCCTTCGTTCCATTCATGAAAATCTCCAGAGTCACAAAGAGCCCTCCCCGGTTTCCCGAGGAGGGTCTTGTGTTTCAGATAACCGTCAGAGACGATTACGACGCCAGCATGTGCTTGAAGGCGACGATGCGGACGATCTTGGGATCGTACACGCGCTGCCAGTTGGTCGTGGTCGCCAGCTCGGCATTGGTCGGCGTCACGCCGGCCTGGGTGCCGCCCAGCCACTTCACGCCGCGGGGATGCATGACCCACTGACGGCGGTTCACGATGTACTCCTGGCCCATGCCCTTCAGAGCCTGGCGCTCGACTTCCACCGGCACCTTGGGCGACTTCTCGCCGTAGCCGATGGCGCCGGGGCCAAAGATGTAGGTGGTGAACACGCGGGTCGCGCCCGCGCCGGACACCGGCATGCCGTCATCGACGATGACGCTCTTGCCGAGGTAGGTGGGGACCGTCAGCTTGCCCTGGCTGTCGGGCACGAAGTCGATCAGGTCGGCCTTCACCATCGCCTTGAGGGTCAGGGAGTGGACCGCGACGGCGTTCAGACCGCCCTGCTCGTCGCCGAGCAAGAACGCGGCGTCGATGAACGAGTCGGCGTCGAAGTACTGGGCACCACCGGTCAGCGCGGAGATGTCGTTGACGTTCGCGGCCATGGCAGCCGAGCCCATCGCACCCTGGAGGGTCGAGAGCAGAGCGGTCTGCATGCGCTTGTTCCACCAGTCGGCGAAACGGTTCGCGATTGCGTCGATCGGGTCAGCGCCCGACAGGTCGGCGGCGAGGTCGGTCGAGCCGAACGCCTTACCGCGCAGAAGCTTCACGGCCACGTCCTGGCCGGTCGTCATGTGACCAACGGTCAGGTCGGTCGTGTCGTCGAGCACCTGCTCCGCGTCGGAGGCGTCGAGATCGTTGAAGAACGGCATGTTGACCGTTTTGCCTTCGATCTCGGCGTCGATGACGCTGGACAGGTCGGTGATGATGCCCGACGTGAACAGCTCGGACTTCTGGGTCGACAGGACCTGGACGTACTTGTTGAACTTGGTCGGGACGATCATGTCCGCGAGACGAGTCTCAGTCATTTCTCACTCTTGTTGTTGTGACTGGCCGCGCCGCCTTTGCATTCAAGCAAACGCCCGGACACAGGTGTGCCGGGCGCATGCGTGTTCGGATGGGTGGAGGACTTAGTCCTTCACGCCGGCCGCTGCTTTCAGCTGCTTGGCCAAATCGGGTTTGGTGTTTTCCAGCGTCATCTGCTGGGTCATGTTCCAGGTCTCCTTGACCCAGGGGTTCGCTACCCCTCCGGCCGGCGGAGCACTGTGGTTGCCGGGGGTGACTCCCAGGCCGCGCTTCTCGTCAGGCTTGAAGAGAGCGGCGCGGCTCTCGCGGATCTCGGCAACGAGATCGGCGACATTGAAGGGGGTGCCGTTGACGTCCTTGATGCGGGGGTTGCCGTTGGTGTCGAGCACCTCGACGACGACCTTCCCGTCCTTCATGGACGTACGGACGAACTTGCTCACCAGAAGTTCGACGGCATCCCGCGCGTCGTCCAGTGGGTTGGCTTTTGCGAC